TGCCGCAGCAACGATAATTCCTAATACATTATTATCAACTGTAAGTACACTACCACTCGATCCCGTATCAGCATTAAAATCAGTTAGTATAAACCCACCGGGTGCGGGTAGTCCATTTATTAAATTAATATTTTCCTTATCACCAAGAGTATAGTTCATACTAAGTATTTTAGTATCTAGGCTATTAGCGACACCATTCTTATTGGCGTATAATATCTTACCAGGTTTATTCGTTATACATCCGTAAACGCCAGGAATTGTATGTAAATAAGATAACCCTTTCAATACTGGATTATTATTTATTACTTCGGGATTTTCTACTACACCCATCCCGATATCAAGAAACGTGTGCTGAATAGGGAATAGACAAACCGTAACATGTATAATCTCTTTAATATTATTACACTCTTCTTCAAGCGCTACTTGAACCTTAACCTTATATGTATTAGGCTGTAGAACATGTAGTGGACAAATAGCGAATACATTATTTTTATCGGTGCCGTTTACTAATTTAAAGAGTAATATAGTAGTCTGTGATGTTTGTAATTTTCCAATGAGAACCATATTTTTATATAATATATAAATTTTTTATATTACATAATAATAATAAACATCACATTAGAACTATTTATTAATTCGTTCGATATCATAATACCTTACACAAACACAATTGTATTAGATATTATTATATTAATACATATTTACAAATTTGATTTAATTTATTGTAGTAAAATTCAATTTCAATATCAATACAATTTTTAGAACAATGAAAAACAATATGTTGTGGTGTATTACAATTGATTTTAAACTCTTTATTATTAATTATTAATTTTGTTTGTGTATTTGATATTATCGAAAAATTAAATAGTCTTGGAACAACTGCTATAGAACTGTTTACAACTATTAATCTATTTAATGGAATATTAATTGGTAAAAGTGTTTCAATAATATCAACTTCTTTATCAAAACCAAAATAAAATGGAATAGTTATATCGAGTGTTGGTAAATTATTTACAAAAACATCGGATGGATTATTAATCAATTGTAATATATTTTGACCTATGTAAACATATATATTATTTTCTATGAAATTATCTGTAATACCTCTTATAGTAGGTTCGGTATTATTATCTGATGAGATACCTAAACGTTTATTTAAAAATATTTCATTATTATTATTTTCATGAATTATAGAATTCATAATTACTGTTTTATTAATTAATAATTCATTTTTATCGCTTACCTCTTCTATTGACCGAAACCGATTTGTATCTAGATTTAAATATTGAATATCACTATAAAACCTAAAGGTGCCCGCATTACTTTGACCACTTAAATTAACTATTGTGCTTATTCCACCTATTAAATAATTACTTAATTTTCTAACAAATATGTTATTTAGTCCTGGGTTATTTTCTTTCATATTTAAAACATTAGTAAAATATTGATATCTACCAAATGAAAATCTATAACCAATTATTGGAATAATGATTGATAATATATTATATGCTTGTATTTCAGTTAGATTAACTACAATAAAAATGCCTCGTTGAATATCAAATTCATATAAAACTCCATCAATAAAATAAAATACTTCCCCCGTATACGCTTTTATATAACCGTCCACTAATATAGTTTCATCAAATGAGACATTCTTACTTATATGAAATTCCAAAATTAATTTAGTGAATGTGTTATTGGCCATATTTAATGTATTTATTTTCTCATAAATTACACCACCATTATTTGTTACTCCAACGTCGTAATTGATATAATATAAATATTGATTATTGTTAGATAATGAGAACCCATTAGTAAAATTTTCTAATTGTGTGCATATAAATTTAGCAGAATCCAAATTTATAGGTTGAATACCATTAATATTAGACATTACATTAAATCCATTATATGTAATACTTCCATTTGTAAATTGATAAAATATGCTTGTTGGAACGTATGTAAAATATGTATTAATAAATGAGGCTCCACTATTATTATTTGATATGATTAAATTATCTATAAATCCATTAAAAGGAGATGAATTAAATCCATCCCCAATTAATAAAGGATTATTAGTAGCTGTAGCTACGCCTAACATTCTTTGTATATTTTCAGCACGATTATTAAAATATATTCCTACACTCTCGGCTGTTTTAATAATAGACACATATATTAAAGTATGTTCCGGCACTGCCGATTGTGACCTTAATGTATACATTATTCCATTATTGGTATAAAAAAAACTTAATACTCTACTAGGTAATATTTGTATAGTAAATTCTCCAAAACTGCTATTTGTGCCTTTTGTTAATATTGTAACGGGTCTTGTAAGATTTCCATTATAAACTATATATAGCCAAAAATAAATATTAAGATTTGTTGTAATAGCCAAAGCATTATCGTTTTAGCAAGATTTCGGGTTGTTCCTGATACGTATCTATTTATATTTAAAATATTTTGTGCTGTAAAGTTTAGTGGAATACTATTTGTATTTTTACTGACATATATACCATTTAATAAATTAGCTGTTTCAATAGTGACAATTTTGTTATCTACTTTATTATAGATTACTCCAGTTGTATCATTAATAGTGCTATTAATCGGGTTAATTGGCGGACTAGGTGGGATTGGAGGAACTGGTGGAACCACATTAGGTAAAATTACTATATTTTGTGGCATAGGTTGTGATATGGACATGAAACGTCTGGGTTGAATACTCATATATATATATATATAATTTATTATCATGTTTTTTGTTAAAATATAAATCGTTTAAAATTATATATATGGATATATACAAATCTATTTTTTACCTTACTATATATTTTATGACATTTAGCTTCATTTTATTTTATACGATTATTGTTATTAATAAACAGCATATTATTAATAATTGGGCTATTTATAGATGTAATCCAATTGTTATTCCATTCGCTGGACTATTCGGTTTTGATAGTTCAGCAAATATGACAGAATGTATTAATGTTAGTTTTAAATCATATTTTGGTCTATTTATTCAACCATTTCATTATATGATTAATATTATTAAACAATTATTGGGAAATATACTACACCAGATTAATTCGATAAGGACTATTTTAAAACCAATTCGTGAATTTTTTGCCAAAGCTAGTAGTATGGTATTTGAAAAAGTTCAAACTGTTATGGGAACGGTTATTTTTAGTTTTTTAAAAATAAACAATCTAATGAAACGTATATTTGCTAATTTTAGACTTGCTGTATATACACTTGAAGCAACGCAAATGACTACACGGTCTGTTTGGGATGGTCCAATTGGACAAACTACTAGATTTTGGGCACCTACTGTTGATTTTTTTGCTGATTTTTTTTGTTTTAGTCCAAATACATTAATTAATGGTGAGCCTATAAAAAATATTATGTTAGATGATAATATTTATGGTAAACTTGAAGTATTTAGTCCTAAAATAATGTATAACTATAATGGAGTTGTAGTATCAGGAAATCATCTTGTTTTACATAATAATATATGGACCCGTATTAGTGACGTAGGAGAACCTATACAGTCTAGTTTTGATAGAATATATTCTATATATACGCGTGATCATAGAATATTAATAAATAATACTCTATTTTGTGATTATGAGGAAACCGATTTATTTCTTAAACTACAAAAAAAACTAATGTTAAAAGCGTTAAATAGTAAGAGTAAAAATATAATATCAAAATGTCCTAATTTGTTAGGCAGTGATATTTTAATAAAACTAGATAATGGTAAATATAATAAAATCTCTAATTTAACTCTAGGTGATAAATTATATGGTGATGATATAGTAATTGGTTTAGTAAAACAACAGGTTAAAATTTTAACTATTAATAATTATAGTTGTAATAATATAATTTGTGATAAGGACCAGTGGATTTTAATTTCTGACAAATTTACAAATAGTAATATCATTGAAAAATATGATGTATTTTATAATATAATTACACGTAGTGGTTATTATTATACAAGTGATTATATTGTAAGGGACTATTTAGAAGTTCATGATATAAATATATATAATAAAATTGGGGATTTGGCACTTACCGTGTTAAATTTAGACGCGGATACTTGTCCTTATGAATATGCCATTTTGAATTAGGCACTGTTGAAAACCACGGTATATTTCCAAAATCAATTAGATATATTTGTAATGTATTACTATTTTGTAAAAGATTTGACCATATATACTCACTTTCTCGCCAGATACCATATTCTTTTTTCAATATTTGTAAAAAGGCGCTAACAGTGTTTTGATTTTTTGTATTTTTAATTGGATGTGTATCAATATATGGTAAATAGATTACACCATTTTTTTGGTCTATGTGTAGAGGTTTTAATATAAAAGGTAAGTCGGATAATATACGGTATGTCTCGACTTCATTTAAAAATTGTTCTCTATCTCTAGCCAAATTAAATTGTTTTTTTATAATATTTTGTTCTACTAAATAAATTTTAGTATTATTATGATGAATTAATCGTATAATTTTTAAATTACTGTAGTTTAATTTTAAACTGGTTGGGTCAACTATTGTAACATTTGTTAATTCATCTATTTTGCGGTCATTACTACAAATGTTACCCATACGTATTTGACAAAGTATATAATTTAAAAATAAATAATACAAAATCAACAAAATTAAAAATATTATTACTAAAATTATAACAATATAATTAATATCTATACGATACTTGACGTAATAATGAACGTTTTCTAGATTTTCTAATATATGATTTTTTATTTGATAATTTTTTATGAGATTTTCTATGCGATTTTCTATCTGTTTTTCGTCGTAATGAACCACCATTAGGATTATTATTTATAACTGAGCATATATTATCAATTATATTATTTAATGAATTTGCATCTAAATTAGGTAATAAATTCAAAAAGTCATTCCTACCAGAATTTCTCAAAAGTTGAGGATTAACTTCAGCTGTATTTGCTCCAAATGTTGGATGTACTATGCCTATGTTTTGATTTATAAATTTAACTAGATATACATTATTTACGTGAATAAATAATACGATAGCCGGTTCGTTCTGATAATTAACTCCATTAGCATCTTGACCATTTACAACTACTAAATCCATTACATTAAAATTCATATTGGTTTTATATTATATAGATACATTATTATTATTATTGGAATGGGCAAATTGTGAAAGTATATTTGTTGTATTTACACTAGTATTTTGTCGAAAATTATTTGAATACAGTCTCCATAGACGATTTTGCTCAATTGTTTTTTCAAAACTAGGCAGTATAATTGAATTAGCATTCATATTTTGAGCATTATTAATCTTATTAAGAATAGGTTTAATTTCGTCTATTTCCAATTTCATAAATTTATCCATAATACTTGTAAATATTTGTCGATTTTCCATAAGTGTATTTTTAGTATCCTTCATTTCAACTTTCATATTATCTATTTCTTTTTCAAAGTCTTCAATATCGACATCTATATCTTTTATATTATCATCTATATTTTTTAAATTTTGATACATTTTATCTTGTATTTCATTTGTAGTTTTTTGTAATGATTCCAATTTTTCAGCATGTATCTCTTGTTGTTGTTCTATTTTTTGTATTAATCCATATAGATTATTTAAGATAGTAGTATTATCTTTGATTGCTTTCCAGAGGGGTTGACTATCTCCTATAATATTCCAGTCTTCGGTTTTATGATCCATAGGATAATTTTTATATTTTATATACTTATATGTAGAATATTTTTATTGAGTTCCATACAAATTTAATAATTTAAATCTATTTTCAAAAAGTGTATTTGGTTGACAATTAATTGTAGAAATTGTATTTACACATATTTGATTACTATTATATGTATGTATTTCTAATTCTCTATAATATTTATCAACCCCTCTATGATTTGGTATTATTGTAATTTTAATCATATTTTCTGGACGTAAATACTGCATAATATACTTATTCATTTCTGTAGTAAATCCCGTTCGTATATTCTCAATATTTTCAAAGATTGTTTTAGTTAATGTGTATATTTTATATTCAGATACATAATCGAATGACCATAGACAGAAAAAATCTCTAAATGAAAAAATAATTCGGTTTTTGTTAAATCCATTTTGAAAACTTATATCATATTTACTTATTAATGTATTAGGAAATTCTACTCTAAATTGTAAATAATTTCTATGTGTTTCCGGTAATTCTATTATGAAATATTTATTTAGTTCTGATAGAATAGTTAATTCATCATTATATTCACTTGTCAATACACAATAAAAAGCATTTTTTTCTATTATTTGCGGAAATTTATTAATATAAATATAATTAAATCGTGTTGTATTAAGTAATACCATAAGCATTTTTTTTATAATTTTAGGATTAATATAGTCTAATATGTAAATATTATCTATTGTTTGATTATTAAGCATTTGGTCGAATGTAATAATATTATTGTCAATATGTGTAATTATTGTTAAATACTTAGGGAACAATGCCGTTACATATCTATATCGTGTTCTATTTGTTTTCATAAAATTATCTATTAAATTGCAACTATTATCAGCTATAAGTTCTAATCGATTTGAATTTGTTTTTAATGTAATAGGAATGTGTCTGGCTAAAACTTTTACTAAATCAACTGAGAATGGTGTAGTAGGTTGAAATACAATTGGGTTTAATATTATATCGGTTAATTCAATTGTTTTTGAAATAAAATGTTCTTTTTCATCATATCTATAGAATAAACATATAATAATTATAAATACTAAGAATATATAAGAAATAGTGAACATATTCAATATATACTTTTATAGGATTTTAAATGATACAAATAGATTTATATTTGCCAAATATTTGGACTGTATGGTATCATAAACAGGATGAAACCAGTTGGGACCAAGAAAGTTATATAAAAGTATGTGATATAAAAACAATGTTAGATTTTGTAAAATTTAAAAATAGTTTTCATTATCTTCCCCAATTTTTAAATGGTTATTATTTTATTATGAAAAATGGAATTAGTCCAATGTGGGAAGATGCTAAGAATTGTGATGGGGGTTGTATAAATATAAAAGTTGATAAAGATATTGTTGATAAACGTCTATGGGATATTTTATCATATGCTATTATTGACCAATTAGTAATTTTAAATAAAGAGAATATAAATGGTATTAGTATAGTTCCCAAGAGATATAATGCTATTATTAAAATATGGAATAATGATAAAAATTTACGTAATTGTAAAATTCTTAATAGCGCTGTTCATTTTTTTAAGGATGAAGATATATATTATCGTAGTCATGTTGATAATGAATATTTTGGCCATACACAAAAAAAATAATTTTTTTACATATTATTAAAAATTATTTATTTAAGAAAAAAAATTGATATGATTAAAATGATATAAAAATATAACAACTAATTATATAATAACTATGTCATATTATAAAGAGCTTGACTATGGAACTTCTGATATTGGTAATGTTGTTGGTGTCCAATTCTCTGTTCTAAGTCCAGAAGAAATAGAGCGTCGTAGTGTAGCTGAGGTTATAACGCAAGAAACCTATGATGGCGATATGCCCAAAGTAGGGGGACTATTTGATAGACGTATGGGCGTTTTAGATCCAGGTATGTTATGTTTAAGTTGTGGTCAAAAGAGTAATTTATGTCCGGGTCATTTGGGACATATTCGTCTTGCTAGTCCAGTATTTCATGTTCAATTTATGAATATTATTATGAAAACTATACAAATGGTTTGTTATCGTTGTGCTAAAACCTTAGTAAATCTTGAAGACAGTCATATAAAAAGAAATTTATTAAAGCGTAGTCCTAAACAACGATTTGCGTATCTTTATTCACTTAGTTCTAAAGTAAAACGTTGTGGAGAAAAAAACCCTTGTGGGTGTGGAGCACTACAGCCATCCACAATAAAACGTGATACAAATGGTATTGGTCGTATTATTTTAGAGTTTAAAATATCGAAAGATGAAGAGAAAAAACGTTTAGTATGGACCGCTGAACAGGTATATCGTGTATTTAAACAGATTACTACAGATGAGGCAGAACTAATGGGTTTTAATAAATTTTGGTGTCGTCCTGACTGGTTAATATGCACTGTACTACCCGTCCCTCCTCCAAGTGTCCGTCCTAGTGTACGTAATGATACAAATACCCGTATGGAAGATGACCTTACGCACAAGTTGTGTGATATAGTTAAAACCAACCGTGCGTTAAAGCAAAAGGTTGAAGCAAATGCTCCTAAGAATATAATTGATGAGTGGACACAACTATTACAATATCATGTTAGCACACTTATTGATAATAATTTGCCGGGTGTTCCGCAGGCTGTTCAACGTAGTGGTAGACCACTTAAATCTATTAAGGATCGGCTTAAGTCTAAGGAAGGACGTGTTCGTGGCAATCTTATGGGAAAGCGTGTAGACTATTCTGCCCGTAGTGTTATCTCTCCCGATCCAAATCTTGAGATAGATGAACTAGGTGTTCCAATTAAAATAGCTAAAAATCTAACGTTTCCTGAAATTGTCACAAAATATAATAAGGAATGGCTTACAGGACTTGTAGTAAATGGACCTGATATTTATCCTGGTGCTAAGAGTTATAAACGTGTAAGTGATAAACAAGTAATTAGTCTTAAACATATTGACCGTAATAGTGTAAGTCTTACTGAGGGAGACGTTATTAATCGGCATTTGGTTGAAGGAGACATTGTGCTTTTTAATCGTCAACCCTCTCTACATAGAATGTCTATGATGGCACATAGAGTTAGGGTAATGCCTTATAATACTTTCCGTATGAATCCTAATGCTACTACTCCTTATAATGCAGATTTTGATGGTGATGAAATGAATATGCATGTTCCCCAATCGGAGCAAACACGTATTGAATTAGAGGCACTTGCCAGTGTTCCTACACAGATTATAACTCCTGCTGAAAACAGACCAATTATTTCTATTGTTCAGGATACACTGGTAGGCGCTTATAGGTTTACTAAATATGATAACTTTCTTACTCGTTCTCAAGTAATGGATTTACTTGCTTGGAACAAAAAATTTAATGGTTTTTTGCCTGAACCAGATGTAAAAGCTGGAACTCCTCAAAAAGAATTACCCGCTGGATTTCCTCTTTATAAATATGATACTAGTCAAGATCTCTGGAGTGGTCGGACTATTTTATCTACCGTATTGCCCGAAATTAATCTTATTAAGCCTAATAGTAGTTATAATTCTGTAGAAGATGCTCATCCTTTACGGTATCAAAATCTTGTTAAAATTATTCAAGGAAAGATTGAAAGCGGTATCTTTGATAAAAGTTTATTAGGTGCTAATGAACAAGGTGTTATTCATCTTATCTTTAATGAATATGGTCCTAGGGCCGCAAAAGAATTCCTGGATAATACGATGGGTCTTATTACAAATTGGATGTTATTAAGTGGTTTTAGTGTAGGAGTTAGTGACCTTATTATTAATGAAACAGCGCAACAAAAGATTAGTGAAATTATTGCGGATAAAAAAGATAAAGTGGCTTTAATTGTTCAAAGTATTCATGATGGCACATTTCAAAATGACACCGGTAAGAGCAATGCTACTGAATTTGAGATAAAAGTAAACGGTGCCCTAAATCAAGCAATTCAAGACACTGGTATAGAAGTAGCTAAACATCAACTTAAAAATAACCGTATGGTAAATATGGTTGAATCCGGATCAAAAGGTACTAAAGTTAATATTGCTCAGATTACCGCTTGTGTTGGTCAGCAAAATGTAGATGGTAAACGATGCCCATATGGTTTTAGTAACCGAACCTTACCCCATTTTAATAAGTTTGATGATGGACCTCTTGCCCGTGGTTTTGTTGAAAATAGCTTTTTACAAGGTCTAAATCCCCAAGAATTCTTCTTTCACTCAATGGGTGGACGTGAAGGTATTATTGATACTGCTATTAAAACATCTGAGTCCGGTTATATTCAACGTCGTCTAATCAAAGCAATGGAAGATCTTAAAGTATGTCAAGACCAAACAATTCGAGGGGATACTGGAAATATTGTTCAATTTCTGTACGGTGAAGATGGATTTAATCCTGAAAAAGTAGAAAAGCAAAAAATACCATCAATTAGTATGAATATTCAAGAATTACAAAAAAATTATCTAATTTCACCCAGTGAAAATTGGAGTAAATTTGTAGACCCTAATATATTGGCATCGTTTAATCAATTAAAGGCGGATGCTCGTAAGGATTTCTACAGTCGTATGTTGGCACATTATCAGCAGATTTTAGCAGACCGGTCATATATCATTGAAAAAGTATTTAAGATGAGCAAAAAAGATGAAATCTATCATCCTGTAAATATTAGACGTATTTTAACAAATGCTGTAGTAAAATTTAAACAAGATAGTAATTATGTATGTGATTTTGATCCAACTTACGCTCTAAATAAGATTGAATATCTTAAAGAGCGACTTTTTGTAAAAGAAAATAATCCAGCTAATCGCAATTACCATATTTTAATTAATTCAATATTATCACCAAAATATATTATGATGAATTTTAAACTTACAAAGAGTGCTCTTGATTACGTTGTAGAACAAATAGAATTTCAATATATGGAAGCATTTGCCGCACCCGG